CAGTAATGCTTCTTGTTATAATGTTCGGGCTTATGGGGCGAAGGGCGATGGTGTCACAGATGATACAGTAGCAATACAGGCCGCTATAGATGCTGCGGAATTGGTACATGGCACGGTATATTTTTCACCAGGAACATATCAGTTTACTAACCTTACGATAACCGATAGCGTTGTGTTGCAGGGCTCAGGCGCAACTCATAGATGGAAGGGAACGAGCGCGACCATCCTCGAACATACGGGTGCCGCTGACGCAATAACACTTGACAACGCTACCGCCGTTCATCGTGGCGGAATACAACTAAGAGATTTTGAGTTGATTCCTTCCGTTGCCGGAGTTGGTCAGCATGGCATTTCAATAGTCCAGACCAGTACAGGTTCGATGCGCGGTATAGAAATATATAATGTGGCCGTTAGGAATTTCGGTACATCCGGTATTTACGCAAGTGGTACGGTATTCGACGTAACACTTAATAGGGTATTTATTGATGGCAATGTTGGCGTTGGTATAAATGTAGTGGCGGGTGTCGGCTCGCCGAGCCAATGGAAGTTTATTGACTGTTTTATGCTCTCTGAAACAGGGGCGTTCGCCGTTGATATTAATTTGGAGATATATGATTTCCAAGGCGGTACGGTAGCGGGTGCAGGTCACGGTATTAAAGTTACCGGTGCTGGTATTTTATCTGGCATGAACATAGAAGGCAGCGCTGTTGCGTCATCTGTTGGGTTGCAGTTCGTTGGTAGCGACTGCTCAGTTGTGCAGTGCAATATCTACAATTGGGCCACTGGCGTAAAAATAGGTGATGGAACAGTAGCCAATGCCAGAGGTTTTTATTTTATCGGTGATCTAAAAGGAAATAATGATTATGACATTGACTTAACTGCCGGTGGGAATAGAAAATACGCTCATATCCATAATATCGGGGTGGCTCAGATTGGCGGCGACCCAGTTATAAACAATCAAAGAGAAGATGGCGCGGAAGAGTATGGAGAGTTGTTTGTTCATGCAATAGGCGTTACTTCAATTGGCAAAGTCAAGGCAATCCATTATACGATACCGACCCTCGCTACTGTCGATGCGACACCAACCGTTGCGGGGGGTACAACTTTTCTCACCAGTGGAACTACCACAATCACAGACTTTGATGATGGTGTGCAAGGGCAGGTAATCACGATTATAGCCGAACATTCTTTAACGATAACAGATGGCACAAATATATTTTTAAGTGGAAGTGCAAACTGGAGTATGACCGCCACGGATACTCTAACTTTAGTATGTAAAGCAGACGGCAAATGGTATGAAACTTCAAGAAGCGATAACGGAGCATAACAGAAACTTTTAGAAAGGAAGTATTATGGCTGAGTCCGAAGGCCTGCTTACCGGACAGGAAGTCCCGGCAGACAACCCAGAGACAACTCAGGAAAGTTGGTATTCGCAGGACTATGGAGAGTTAGTCAAGAATAAAGGATACAAGACTCCTGACGATGTGTTGAAAAATGTAAAAGAGTTAGAGGGGATGGTTGGCGGCAGGGTAAAAATGCCTACCCCCGAAAGTTCTGCGGAAGAGGTAAACGCCTTTTACCAGAAACTTGGGAAGCCTGTTGGCCCTGATGCGTATGAAATAGTACGTCCTGAAATGCCAGAGGGGATGAATTATGATGAGGATATGGAGAAGGGGTTTCGAGAGGTAGCTTTTGAACATCACGCATCCAACGAGCAGACGAAGGCGATGGTTGACTGGTTTAATAAATACGAGATAAATCGCTATAACGATTTTATGGCCGAAAAACAAAGGCTGGAAACTGAAGGCCTTGAGAAATTGCGTGGTGAGTGGAAGATAGATTATGACGAAAACGTCAAGATATCTAATAGGGCCTGCCATCAATTGGGCGGCGATGAATTTATTGCCCTTATGGAAGAAACTCGTCTTGGTAATAACCCCGTGATGATAAAGACTTTCCACGATATAGGGGTGAAGATATTGAGCGACTCCCTGATAAAAGGGGACGGCAGCGGTGGTGAGCAGAAGGACGGATATGTTCCTGAATACAAAACCAGTCCTGGGATGTATGCAAATGATGAATCCGAAGAGGGCAAGAAGGCAAGGGAATACTTCAGGCAACAGGGATATAAATATTGAGAAAGATAATACCAGTTATTAGTCGGTTTTCCCCGCAGATAAAAATTAACGATAACGGGGCATACGTTAAAGACAAGGCTGGTACGATAACTTGGGTATATGATGGCAAGCAAGTTACTGGCAAGGGTATTTTTGTCGCTGGGACGGCTCGCTCTGGAACAATGTATATTTCAAAAGTCTTGCAGGAATTGGGGTATAAGGTAGGACATGAGCAATCCGATGAAGACGGTTCTGTTGGATATCATCTTGCAGTAATTAAGCCAGATAATTGTTTCCATCAAGTAAGGCATCCGTTAAAGCAAATATCTTCTCAGCACGCACATCAAGCTTGGGGCTTTATGGATAGTTTCATAGAGATAGAAGGATATGGCCTTCGTGGTTGTATGCAATATTGGCTTAAATGGAATGAACTATTAGAAGAGTTTTGTGTCTGGCGGTATAGGGTAGAAAACCTACCCAATGTGTGGCCTGAGTTTCTTGAAAGAATTGGCCACGAACAGGTTTCTCTTCCAGATATTTCAACTACAACCAATACCCATCGCAAGGTTTTTGCAACACAAAATACGCTTTATGTGGATTATGACTGGGACAATCTGTTCCGTAAGGACAGGGAACTGGCCCAGAAAATCCAGGATAAGGCAATAGAGTACGGCTATACCGTCCCTGAAGAGGCAAGACGTATAGCAGGCAGTAACGAAAAGGCCAGGGAACCCATCAAGGGCCTGACTGCAAGCCTGTAAGACAGGCAGGTGGTTGAACTTATCAGCAAGTAGCAGCCGAGCATTGATTCGATAACTCCTACGTTAATAGAAGAAGTCTAACTATTTTAAGGAGTTATCTAATGGCTGGCGTTACAAGTTCAAATATAAATGATAGAGAAAATCTATTCATTGCATCGCAGATGACGCACAATCAGCAAATTATTGATGTTGCTGAAGTGCTTAATGAAACCAGTGATGTAATAGCAGACGCGCCTGTTGTTCAGGCGAATGATATCACGTCACACATGGTTTCCAGGCGTACTCGCCTTCCTGCTTCGCAATGGAATAAGGTTGGTAATGGTTGGAACGCAACCACAGGATTGGTCAATCAGGTACGAGAGACTATTGGTATGTTGAAGGCAAGATACCAGTGTCCCGAAGACGTGATGAGACTGCAACCTAATGCGGCCAAATTTCGGTCACAGCAGGAACGTGCCTTTATTGAATCTATGGGGCAGGAAGTTACTAATTCATTGATGGGTAACTGGGCTGCTGGCGCTTTAACCAAGGCCCCGCCCGAAGAGTTCCCTGGATTTTCTGAGAGGTATGCGGCTCTTAGTACGGCTGATTCGGCTTATGTTCTTGGTAATGGCGATACCGGCGCAAGTGACGACACCTCAATATGGTTCGTACAGTGGGGGCCTGGTAGAGTTTACTTGATCTACCCGAGGAACTCCTCACAGGCAGGTCTGAAGAAAGTGGATAAGGGCTTAGTTTTAACTGCCGGTGATAATGTAACGAGCTTGCAGACTAACCAGTTGTGGGCGTACATAACTGAGTTTAGTTGGGATGTTGGACTGTGTATCGAGGATACTCGTTCAGTAAAGAGGTTGTGTAATATTGACAGCGTTTGTGGTTCTACCTACACTTTGGATGAAGATAAAATTATCCAAATCAGGAACAACTACAAGAGCCAAGATACAATCTACATGTACTGCAATGAGACCGTCTTTACTCAGCTCGAAATTCTTGCCAAGGACAAGACTAATGTACACTGGTCGGAAAATAACCCGTTCGGTAAACCGCAACTATACTTCCTTGATATGCCGGTAAGGCGTTGCGATTCCATTACTAATGTAGAAGCAAGTATAACTTAATAAGGAGAAAAGTTATGGCAATTTTTGATGCAATGTTTGAGTTTTTAGATGATACGACTATAGTGACCTCTACCGGCACTACTCAGGGAACTACTTACAAAACCCTTGATTTCATTGATTCTGATCTTGAAATGGGCGTAGGTGGTGCGATATGGCTCAATATAAAAATGGGGTCTAAGGCTTATGCGGGCACTGGAAATGTTGAGTTTAAGTTGGTTTCTGATGATACGCCAGACGGTCAGGACAGTGACAGCGATGTCGTGTTGTCTACTGGACAACGTAATGTAGCCGCGGCTCCGTTTATAACTACTGGTGAATGGATATTCAGAGCACCATTGCCCGTAGACGTTGACCCTGAAAGGTATTTAGGGATATTGTTTGAATCTTATGGTGCCGCGGGTGTGGTTGGCAAAGTAAATGCCTGGCTCGACCACGGGCCACAGTCAAGTTTCGATACGCAGGTTTCAGCATCTAATATTTAAGGAGATAGTATGTTTGTAGGAAGGCCGATTTTGATAGGAGTGCCTTTGGCGCCAGATTTCAAGATGGATAGTCGTATTACGACTTTGTTGGAAGGATGGGATAGAAAAGAAGACCGTGAAGTGTATTACCCAGCTACTCCAGCCGCAGAGTTAGGCAGGGACAAAATAGTCCAATATGCCAACTATCGCTTTCCAAGGCCTTCCCATATACTCTTTATTGATTATGATGTACTGCCTCGAAAGAGCA